TCTAAGTATACCACGCATTGCGTGGTAAGTCAAGGGGGGTTGTAAAAAAATCTGACGTAAAATTGACGTGGCGGCGGGGTGGAAATGGGGTAGACTGGTAACAGATGGAGGTGGTGGAGGATGGTGCCGGATGATACGGCGTTTTGCACAAAAACGGGGCGCGAAGCAGGGTGAAAAAGGCTGCCAGAACCGCCAAAATTGTAGCAGTTACCAAAAAATGATAAACGCATTGAAATTGGTAAAAATGATATGTAAAATGGAGATAAGACGTTAGATATGACAGAAAGGACGGAAAATAGCTGAGGAAAGGCATCAAATGGAGTTGAAAATACATGAAGGTAACAGACAAACAACTGGACGCACTTGTGCCGTATGCCGCAAACGCAAAAAAGCACGATAAGCGGCAAATCAACAATGTGGCCGAAAGCATTAAACAGTACGGGTTCGTGCAGCCGATTGTAATTGATCGTGACGGCGTGATCGTAATCGGACACTGCCGCGCTCTGGCGGCAAAGAAGCTGGGCATGGAAGAAGTACCCTGCGTGTGTGTGGACGATCTGACACCGGAGCAGGTGAACGCCCTGCGGCTGGTGGATAACAAAAGTGCGGAAGATGGCGCATCATGGGATTTTGACCTTTTAGCGGGCGAACTGCCTGGCCTTGACCTTTCGGCGTTTGATTTTGACTTAGATATCGAGGATGAGGACGATTACGGCGTTGACTTTTCTTTGCCAGATGGCAACAAGCCAGAAATTTGTCAGATGACATTCACCCTCCACACCAAACAAAAAGAACTAATTGAATATGCAATGTCGTGTGTGGAAGATGAAATAACCGAAACATTCGGAAACACCAATAAAAACGGTAACGCATTGCATGAGGTGATACGGCAATGGGCAACGCAAAAAACCTGATTGTAAAAGTTATCCCGAGCAAGGTTGCCGTTCCATTTGTGAAAACGCACCATTACAGCGGTAAGGTCGTGAACAACAGCAATCTGCATTTTGGTGTATTTTACGAGGGACGGCTTCACGGGGTCATGTCCTTTGGCCCGTCACTGGATAAGTCTAAAATCCAAGGGCTTGTCGATGGGACGGGATGGAACGAATTCATCGAACTAAACCGCATGGCGTTTGACGATGTTTTGCCGCGCAATAGCGAGAGCAGAGCGATTGCGATTGCAATGAAGCTAATCCGAAAGAACGCTCCACAAATCAAATGGGTCATTTCGTTTGCGGATGGGTGTTCGTGCGGAGACGGGACGATATACCGAGCGAGCGGTTTTGTTTTGACGGCAATCAAGCCTAACGGTAATCTGGTGCAACTCCCAGACGGCGAGAAAATACACAAGATGACCCTCGAAAGTAATCCAACATCCCCACGAAAGGAACTTGGCGGAAAAAGCTATTACGATATAACCGGCGGAAACTTCAATTTCAAAAAATATGTGACTTATGTTGGTGGCGAGATTTTGACCGGATACCAACTCCGGTATATCTATTTTATTGACCCGTCATATAAAGAGCGGCTTACTGTCCCCGTCATTCCGTTTTCCAAAATTGACGAAATTGGAGCGGGAATGTATAAAGGCGAAAAGGTAACGCAAGCAGAAAGGCACCAGTGACACGGCAATATGCGGCGGTAGTTTAACGGCAGAACGTTCCGCACCCTGCGGAAAAATGGCGGTTCGATTCCGACCTCGCTGCTCCAAAACGCCGTGTGCTAGGTACGAAGAAAGGAGGGTGTATATGGCGAGGCCACGAAAAGAGATAGATCGAAAGCAGTTTGAAATGCTGTGCGCCCTACAATGCACCCTCCTGGAGATATGCGATGCTCTTGATGTGACGGATAAAACCTTAGACAGATGGTGCAAACGTACCTACGGTGAACGTTTCTCCGAAGTATTCGCAAAAAAAAGAGGCAAAGGTAAAATTTCTCTCCGGCGAATGCAGTGGCAGCTTGCAGAAAAGAACGCAACTATGGCAATCTGGCTCGGGAAACAGTACCTCGACCAAAAGGATACTGTTGAGCAGAACATCAATACAGAGGGCGTTAAGGTGATAATAGATGTCTGACATTCATCTGTCGGAAAAGATAGGTTCCGCATTTTACGGTGTGGCCCATGATGTTTTTACCCACGGGCACACGCACTACGATTTTAGCGGTGGCCGTGGGTCACTCAAATCCTCCACGGTGTCTATCCTGGTCCCCCTGCTGTTGATGCAGCGGGAGAATAAGGACTGCCATGCGCTGGTGCTGCGCAAGGTGGGCAACACGATCCGCGACAGCGTATATGCGCAGTACATCTGGGCAATCGGTGAGCTAGGCGCTGCGGATTATTGGGAGGCAAAGGTGGCCCCCATGGAGTTGATCTATAAGCCCACCGGCCAAAAAATCATGTTTCGGGGCGCGGATGACCCGATGAAGATAAAGTCTATCAAGGTGCCGTTTGGCTATATCGCCGTGACGCACTTTGAAGAGAAAGACCAGTTTGCCGGTCGCGCGGAAATCCGAACCATTTTACAGTCCACCATGCGCGGCGGCTCGGTGTTCTGGAACTTTGAGAGCTATAACCCGCCGATCTCCCGCGACAACTGGGCCAATAAGGACAGCCTGGAGGAACGCGCCGACCGCATGTGCCACAAGTCCACATATCTGGAGGCCCCGCCCGAGTGGCTGGGTCAGCAGTTTTTGGATGAGGCGGAACACCTGAAGGAGACGGACGAACGGGCTTATCAGCACGAATACCTTGGAATCCCGGTGGGAACCGGCGGCAATGTGTTTGGCAACCTGGAGCTGCGCAACATCACAGATGAGGAGATAGCGCATTTCGACAAGCTCTATCAGGGGGTGGATTGGGGCTGGTTCCCGGATCCCTTTGCTTTTATCCGACTGTATTATGATCGCAGCCGGGAAAAGATATACCTGATAGATGAGATATGCCAAAACAAGCTGACAAACGAGGACAGCGGGCGTATCATCGCCCAGCGTGGCTATAAGGACACCCGCATCATCTGCGACAGCGCAGAGCCTAAGAGCGTGGCGGACTACAGGGCCATGGGCCTCCCTGCACAAGAGGCCATCAAGGGGCCGGGGTCCGTGGAATACGGGATGAAGTGGCTCCAGCGGAGGAAGATCGTCATTGATCGCCGCCGGACCCCGAACGCATATAACGAGTTTGTAGGCTATGAGTATGAGCGGAACAAGGACGGCGACATTATCAGCGGATACCCAGACGCGAACAACCACCTGATTGACGCGACGCGGTACGCTCTGGAGCCTGTCTCCCGCCGGATGGGAGTTATTGCATGAGCAACGAGGTTATTGTAAAACTCAATGAGCTGGGCTATACCACCATTCCGGGGGAGTTTTACGGCAAGGTGGTCGATTGGAAAAGCTGGTATCAGGGAGACGTGAAGGGGTTCCACCGGTATAAGCGCTACAACGGCAACGACTGGGTGGACTGTGAGCGCGTGTCCCTGGGCATGGGCAAGAAAGTCTGCGAGGACTGGGCCAACCTCTTGATGAACGAGAAGGTGCAGATCACCCTGGAGGGCGAACAGGAACAGGCGTTTGTGGATCGCGTCCTCGAAGAGAACAATTTTGCTGTGAAAGCCAATGAGATGCAGGAGATGAAGTCCGCCCTGGGTACTGTGGCCTACGTCCCCCGCGTGGTGGGGCAGGAAGTCAGCGAGGGCGGGGAAATCATCCCCGGAAACGCCTCCAGCATCATGATCGACTACGTTACCATCGAGCACATTTACCCCTTGGCGTGGCAAAATGGCTGCATCACGGAGTGCGCCTTTGCCTCCGTGGTGAAGCGTGGGGAGCACGAATACCTGTACCTACAAATCCACCGCAAGGAGGATAATGGGAACTACCTGATCGAGAATCGAATCTACCGCTATGATAACGAGCATCTGGCGGATGAGGTGCTGGTGAACGTCGAGGGATTTGAGAAAATCCCCCCCGTGCTGCATACCGACAGCAATAAGCGGCAGTTTGTGATTGATCGCCCCAACATCGCCAACAACATCAACTATTTGCTCCCGGTGGGTGTGTCGGTGTTGGCGAATGCCATCGGGGCGCTCCAGGGCGTGGACAAGGCGTTTAACTGCTATGTCAATGAGTTTGATAACGGCGCTCTGCTGCTGGCCGTCAAAATGCCCGCCACCAAATACGACGATGGAAAGCCGACGCTGGATAGTCACGATGGGCGGTTTTACTTGCTGCCTGAGGATACGACGCAGGGCAGCGTCGTGGACGCGATTTCCCCCCAGCTGCGCACCAATGAGCTTAATATCGGCCTCCAGGACCAGCTTAACCTGCTGTCCAGCAAGTGCGGGTTCGGGGAGACTTATTACCGATTCGACGGCTCCTCTGTGGCGACGGCGACACAGGTGATCTCGGAGAACTCCAGCATGTTCCGCACCATAAAAAAGCACGAGATCATCCTGGAGCAGGCCTTGAAGGAGCTTTGCCGGATTATCCTCCGCCTGGGCAACACGGCGATGGGGGCTGAACTTAACGAGGACGTGGAGATCAGTATTGACTTTGATGATAGCATTATCGAGGATAAGCAAACGGACTTCACCCGCGACCTCCAACTGCTGAATGCCAACATCATGAACGACTGGGAATTCAGGGCAAAGTGGATGAACGAGGATGAAGCGACCGCAAAGGCTGCGCTGCCAAAGATGCAGGACATGGTGGACGAGGAACAGTCGGAGGTGGAGTGATGAAGACGAGGACAATCGAAGTAAACACATACGAAGTCGGAGACATCCTTGATGTCCGGGCGCTGAAAGCGCAGCACATGAAGCCCGCATTGACCACGGCGAAAAAGTGCCTTTTGCTTAATTGCCGTTGCATCAGAGGCGGCCTGTTTTCGTATGAGGTCCTAACGAACGAAATGAAAAAAGCCTCCATTACGCCGGAAGAATTGGGCGGAGAAAAGTATATTGGGAGTATCAGCCTGAGCGAGTTGGTGGATGAGTGAAATACCCATTTACTCCCGAGATCCTCGACGCTCTCCCCGAAGAGCTTGCGGACCTCTACCGCAATCTGGAGGATACCTTGTTGATAGAGATATGCTCCAGGCTCAAAGCCAAAGACCAGCTTAACGAAGTGACGGTGCAGGATATCCGGGCGCTGCGCTCCCACGGCATCCCTCTGAAGGATATCGAAAGGGCCATCCGCAAGGCCACCGGCATCAGTGAGAAAAAGCTGAAGGAGCTGCTGGACGATGTGGTGGAGCGAAACCAGCAATACTATACCGGCATCATCGACCTGGCCCACATCACCCAGCCCGAAACCCTTTTGAGCATCGAGGACACCTGGGCCATCTATGAGCAGACCCGGCAGGAAATGCGCAACATCACCCGTTCCATGGGCTTTTTGGTGGACGGCGGGCGGACGATGCTCCACCCGGCGAAAGCGTACCAGTGGGCACTTGATAACGCGGAGATGCAGGTGCAGAGTGGGGCCATCAGTTACAACCAGGCTATCCGGTCAGCGGTGCGGCAGCTTGCCCAAAGCGGCCTGAAAATCGTCGATTATGAGAGCGGGCACCGCGATCAGATCGACGTGGCCGCCCGCCGGGCTGTCATGACAGGGGTATCTCAGCTCTGTGCAAAGTACACGGAGCAATCCGCCGAATACCTCAATACCCCGTATTTTGAGGTCTCCGCCCACGCTGGGGCGCGGGATAAGCCTGGAAAGTCCCCATGGTCCTCCCACAAGGCATGGCAGGGACGTGTGTACTCCGTCAGGGCCGGCGACATCTATCCCAACATCTACGACGTGTGCGGCCTGGGGGCTGTTGACGGGCTGGAGGGGGCCAACTGCCGCCACCGGCGCTATCCATGGGTAGAGGGCGTGATGGAGCGCACCTATACCGATGAACAACTGGCCCACATCGACGATGGGGTGGGCTGCACCTACGACGGCAAGAGCTATACGGCCTATGAGGCCACGCAAATGCAGCGCCGCGTGGAGCGACAAATCCGGGCGGTGAAGCGCCTGAAAATCAGCAATAAGGCTTCTGGGTTGAATGATGAGGCGCGGGCCGCAAACATCAAACTGCGCCGCCTGAACGTCAAATACAGGGAGTTTAGCGCAGCGGCAGGGTTGACGCCGCAGTGGGAGAGAACGAAGGTGGAGTATGAGAGTTAAAATCAGGAATTACGAAGGAATCCTGCTCGAAGCTGAATCCACCATGCATGTATTGCGAGATTTCTGTAGCGAGATGGTACGAGAAATTACATATCGAGTTGTGATTTTGTGTGATGATAGCGCAAAAATCGAGCTTGACGGCGTACCCCCCATTGAAATTGAGGTTATCAATGGACCATGATGAGATTTTACAGGCTATCGAGGCCATCCTGAAGCGCGGCAATGACGCTGAGATCAGACGGAAAGGCGACGGCGTAGTGGTTCTGGAAGTCCAGAAAAAGATCAAATATAACTCAAACGAGCAGTCGCCTGGCGGCGGGGTCGGTTACGGTCCCGGCCAGTTTACGGTATATCGAGAATATTAACCTCTGTGCAATCGGGCACGGGGAAGGGCAATGAGAGCCAAACGATACGCAGATTTTGCGTGTTGTTTGGCTCTTTTCTTTTCGGTAAAACCTGCGAATTTCCGCAGATTTTATAAAAATTTGGCTATCTGCAAGCCTAAAAGTGCAGGCGGGAGGGTCACGGCGACGACCTAAAAAGCCTATCCCGTAAGGAGAGACAACATGAAGAAGGAAGAGCTGCTGAGTCTCGGCCTGACGGAAGAGCAGGCGGACAAGGTCATCGTCATGAACGGTTTGAGCATCGAAAACCTCAGAAAGGCTGCTGAGAACGCGAAAGCGGACAAGAAAGCCCTGGAGGAACAGGTGAAGGACCGCAATAAGGACATCGAAGACCTGAAAGCAAAGGTAAAGGCTGACGTGGATGCTGACGCTATCCGAAAGCAGCTGGAGGAGTTGCGGGGCAAGTATGACAAGGAGACTGAGGCCTATAAAGCCCAGCTTGCCCAGCGTGACTACCAGAGTGCTGTAGACAAGGCCATCGCTGACAGCGGGGTCAAGTTTACGTCAAAATCCGCCGAAAAGGCTTTCCGGGCTGAAATCAAGCTCGAAATGAAGGACGGCGCACTAGCCGGGTTTGACAAGTACCTGGAACAGGCGAAGTCCAACGACCCGAGCGCCTTTGTCAAGGCTGGGGGCCGTATCGACACCCAGGGGTCGCTCGAAGGCGGCGCTGGCGGCGATAAGGCACCCACCACTTTGGCGGGCGCTCTGCACGCAAAATATGACAAGTGAAAAAGAAAGGATGAAGTGTAATGCCTATTACCCTTGCTGAAGCAAAGGTCGGTATGGCCGATAAGGTCGACCAGATGATTGTCGACGAGTTCCGCCGAAGCTCCCTGTTGCTGGACAAACTGGTGTTTGATAACGCCATCTCCCCCGGCACTGGCGGCAGCACCCTGACCTATGGTTATATCCAGCTCAAGACCCCCTCCACCGCGGCCATCCGTGCCATCAACACCGAGTACACCGCCAACGAGGCAAAGCGCGTCGAGAAGACCGCAAAGGCCATCATCATGGGCGGTTCCTTCTCCGTTGACCGTGTGCTGCAGAACACCTCCGGTGCTGTTGACGAACTGGCGTTCCAGGCTTCCGAGAAGATCAAGGCCACCCGGAACACCTTCCATAATGCCGTCATCAACGGTGCCGCCGCCGCTTCCGGCGCTGGTTATGTGACCAACACCTTTGACGGTCTGCGTAAGCTGCTGGACGGCAGCTCTAACGAGTTCACTACCGACATTGATCTGTCCGACGCGTCCAAACTGGACAGCAACAGCAACGCCTTTGTCGATCAGCTTGACCAGCTCGTCCACGCTGTGGACGGGGATGTGACCATGCTGATGATGAACGGCGATATGCTGCTGAAAGTCCGTGCCGCCGCCCGTCGGGCTGGTTACTATGATCGCTCCAAGGATGACTTCGGCCAGACCGTGGAGACCTTCGCCGGTATCCCCCTAATGGACATGGGCAAGTACTACAACGGTTCCAACTCCGTGGACGTTATCGGCACCTCCACCCCCAGCGCAAGCGCTGCCGGTACTTCCAGCATCTATGCTGTGAGCATCGGCTTGGACGGCTTCCATGGTATTTCCCCCACCGGCAACAGCGTGATCTCCAGCTACATGCCCGACATGACCGCTCCCGGGGCCGTCAAAACCGGAGAAGTCGAGCTGGTGGCCGGCGTTGTCCTGAAGAACACCCTGAAAGCCGCCGCCCTGAACGGCATCATCCTGAAGCCCAAGGCCGGCGGCTGATAGAGAGGAGCTGACCTGAATGGCGTATGTCGATTATGACTACTACCACAACACCTACATGGGTGCCGTGGGCGAGGAGGACTTCAAGCGGCTGGCTGTCCGGGCCAGCTCCTACCTCGATTACTACACCATGGGCAAGGCCGCCGCTTCCGCAGACACGGACCCGGTAAAGATGTGCTGCTGCGCCCTGGTGGATAAGTACGCCATCATAGAGACCGCCCAGGCCCTGGCGACAAAGAGCATTTCCACCGCCGGGGCCTCCGAGGTGAAGAGCGAAACGGTAGGCGGTTACTCCCGCACCCTTGCCACCGGCGGGGAGAGTGCGAACGCTGCACTCAGTGCCCTGGAGGAGGCCAAAAAGGCCCTCCCTGGCGTGTGCGTGGAGTATCTGGCCTATACCGGCCTGCTGTATCGGGGGAGGGGGTGCGGCTGTTGTACGCCCCCCACACCGTGACCATCTACAACGTCGTGCGGGAGGTCGACCCTGCGACGCTCGATGAGAGAGAGACAGCCTACATCACCGTGTTACACGGAGTGATGCTCCAGGCTTCCAAGGGCGCAAATGTGCGCACCAGCGGCCTGGAGGGTGCCGATGCAGCGGATCTGTTTATACCCTTTGACGTGGAGGCGGTGGACGGAAAGACCGGCGCGACGAAGCAGTACATTGGGCCGCAAGCGTTCAACGCCGCCGCTGATAAGAGCGGCCTGTGGACCCTCTCCTATAAAGGGGAGGGCGGGGAAACCCTGTTTGTGAAGGGCGAATTTGTTTCAGACAACCTCGATATCGTCCAGTGGCACGATGATTGCTACACCGTGACTAAAGTCGACGCGAAGGACTTTGGCAGCCCGGATATGCAGCATTTTGAGGTGGGTGGGGCCTGATGGGACTGAGCTTTACCGTGGACACCAGCGGCATGACGGCAATCAAGGAGACCATCGAGACCGCCTCCGAGCGGGCGGAGCACATCCTGGCTATCCAGGTGGAGAAGGACACCATCCCGTTTGTCCCGATGCGAGAGGGCGACCTGACACGCAGAACACGTGTTGTTGGATCGGACATCATCTACCCTGGGCCGACATCCAAATATTTGTATTTTGGAAAGCTCATGGTGGACCCCAACACCGGGAGTTCCTTCGCCCCGAAGGGAGGAACAAAAGTCCTGACGGACCGGAATCTTGTGTTCAGGCGAGACCATCACCAACAGGCACAATCCCACTGGTTCGAGGCATCCAAGGCCCAAAACCTTGAAAAATGGCTAAGAATTGCCGGAAAGCTGGTGAAAAATGGCGGAAAAAGCTAAGAGAGCAGTCCCGGCAGCGGAGGAGGACCAGGTGTCCCGAAAGCTGCTGGTCTGGCTCAATACCTTCCCTGACAAGCCGGTAGACATCATCCGGTTTGAGTTTCTTCCCGAGGATACCGCCGCCATGGCCTTGTCCACTATCCAGGCCACCTATATCATGCGGCGTTATATCCTGGGCGGATATCAGGCGGAATATCAATTTAAGGTGATATACCGCCTGAAACCCGGCAACAGCAACGATAAACGGCTCAGAGCTGACGAAATTCTGAATGCACTAGGTGATTGGGCGGCCAGTGAGGCCATGCCAGACATCGGAGAGGGCAGAAGGGTCATCCGCATCGAGCCGACAACCAGGTCCTCCCTGTTTGCGATGTATGAGAACGGGGATGAGGACCACCAAATCCTTATGAAAATGGAATACGAGGTGAACGTATAGTATGGCCGCAAAATACACGATCAAAGGCAATAACGGCGAAGCTGTCTCACGTGATTTGATGGTTACGTACATCAACACCGGGACCGGAGAAGCCCCTGTTTGGTCTGCAATGGGCCGCACCGTAGAGGACAGCAGCGTGGACTATGACTATTCCCAGGAAAGCAAGACCGACATCCTGGGCGAGACCCACGTCACCGCCAAAACCCCCACTACTACGCAGACCTTCAGCGGTAACAACCTCCTGGCCGGGGATGCGGTGCTGAACCACATCCTGGACATGACGGTGGTCCGCCGGAGCGTGTCCGAGGCACTGAATCAGGACCTCCTGATTGCGCACCTGTACCTGACCGACAGCGAGGGCAATGCCTTTGCCGAGCGCTGGAAGTCCTCCTCCGTGCTGCTGACCACCAACGGCGGCGCTGGCGGCGATATGCTGGCCAGCGACATCGAGGTAACTTATGGCGGCACCCGTGAGACTGGCACCGTGAAAAAGGGTGTTAGCGGTGCTCTGGAGTTTACTGCTGACACCTAAGACAACGGGCGGGGGCCACATCCCCCGCCCTCAAAAGAAGGGAGAACCACATGAAAGAACTCACCGTAGAGACCGGCGTAGTTACCTACAGCATCAACGGCGGAAAGTGTACCTTGTCCTTCAATCCCACCGATTCCGTGTTCGTGGAGAGGCTTTTCGGCGTGTTCGAGGTCCTGGACAAGAAACAGGAATCCTATAATGCGGAGATGGAGAAGGACACCAGCAACCGGGAGAAGTTTGAACTGGCCCGCAAGATGGATGAGGAGATGCGGGACCTTATCAATGAGGCCCTTGGCACTGATATCTGCAGCGCTCTGTGCGGTGAGATGAGCATGTACGCCTTGGCTGACGGCCTTCCCGTGTGGGCGAATCTGCTGTTCGCCATCATCGACGAGATTAACACCACCTCTGCCCGAGAGATGAAGCAGACCAACAGCCGAATTGATAAGTATCTGAAAAAGTACCACCGATGAACTACTATCTGCCGACCTCTGTCGATGTCAACGGGAATGAGTATCAGATCGACACCGACTACCGTACTGTCCTTATCACTTTGGAGGCCCTATCCGACCCAGAGCTGACCGATCAGGACAAAGCAGAGGTCATGCTATCCAACTTTTTCGCCGACTTTCCTGGGAAAATGCCGCCGGAAGACTATGCAGAGGCTGTGAATCGGTGCTTCGCGTTTATCAACCTGGGGGCGGATCAAAAGGACGTGAAAAGCGGCCCTAAGTTATTGGATTGGCAGCAGGACTTCCCCCTGATCGTTGCCCCTATCAACAGGGTCATGGGCACGGAGATTCGTGCCCTGGAATATCTCCATTGGTGGACTTTTATCGCCGCCTATAACGAAATCGGAGACTGCACCTTTTCGCAGGTAGTCAACATACGCAATAAGCGGGCGATGGGCAAGCCTTTGGACAAAGGAGAACGAGAATTCTACCGAAAAAACCGGGAATTAGTTGATTTTCAGAAGAAATACACATCGGAAGATGATGAACTTATCAGCAAGTGGGTGTAAGGAGGTGAGACCATGGCCGAGGCTGATGGGTCCGTACTCATCCACGTTGACCTGGACGATAAAGAATCCGTTACCAGGCTGAAACAGCTGGAACGGCGCATCGAGACCCTTAACAACAAAATCTATTACAAAAAGCAGGACAGATTGCCCATTGAAAAGCAAGTCTCCGAGCTGGGCGTTGCTCTCGACCAGGCAAAGGCACGGCTGGAGGAGCTGCGCTCCGCGTCCGCTGGGGACGAAGCCATTAAGGAGCAAGAGGCAACTGTAAAGGCCCTGCAAACCCAGTTTGACCAGTCGGACAACGCCCTGAAAAGAATGGACAAGTCAATCGAGGACGGAACCCGAGAACTGGGCCGAATGTCGGACGAAGCCGGACGGCTGGCCGGAATCGTCGCCGGAATTCAGGCGAACGCTGCGGGGCTTGCCGGGGAGACCGAACAGGCCGCCTCCGCATCGGGGGCGAACGCAGACGCCACCGCCCAGGCCGCAGCCGCCGCCGGGGGCACAGCGGACAACCTGGAACGGGCCGGAGCAGCGGCGGCGGAAGCCACCGGTAAAACAGAAGGCCTGTCCGACGCGATGAAAGAGGCGGACAAGCGGGCGGACAAGTTCACGAAGCGCATCATGGGCCTTGCAAAGCGCGTCTTTGTGTTCTCCCTCATTACCAGCGGCCTCCGCTCCGTCCGGGACTGGTTCGGCAAAGTTTACCAGACCAACGACCAGGCCACCGCCGCCGTGGGCCGCCTGAAAGGCGCTCTCATGGCTATGGTGCAGCCGCTTGTCAACGTGTTTATCCCGGTGTTTACCCGGCTGGTAAACCTCCTCACGACCCTCGCAAGCTATGGGGCGACCATCACGGCGACCCTGTTCGGCACCACAGCAGAAAAATCCGCCCAGGCGGCAAAGGGCCTGAACGAGGAGACTAAGGCCCTGGACAAGACCGGGAAAGCAGCCAAAAAGGCAGAAAAGTCCCTGGCCTCTTTCGATGAAATCAACCAGATCGGCAGCAATTCCGCGGAGGACGCAGGCGGTGGCGCAGGGGCCAGTGCAGCAGATGCGCCGGATTTTGATAGCGTGGTCGGGCAAAAGCTAGACGCACTAACCGCCATCGTGAGCGGTGCCCTCCTTGCGCTGGGTGCTATCCTGGTGTTTTCCGGGGCAAACGTGCCCCTGGGCCTGGGCCTAATGGCAATCGGTGCCCTTGGCCTGGCAGCCACCATCATGGCAAACTGGGATACCATCCAGGACGCTCTACAGGGGCCTATCGGCATCGTGACCGCCATCATAAGCGCCGCTCTTTTGGCTATCGGTGCCATCCTTCTTTTCTCAAACGGGAATGTCGCTTTGGGCCTTGGGCTTATGGCCGCTGGTGCGGCTGGCCTAGCAACCGCCGCCTCCGTAAACTGGGGCGTGGTGCAGGAACTTTTGCAAGGGCCTATTGGGGTCGTGACAGGGCTTCTGAGTGGCGCGCTCCTTGTTTTGGGCGCGGTTCTCGCGTTCTCCAACACAAATATCCCCCTCGGGATTGCGCTTATGGCTGTCGGTGCGGCTGGCCTTGCTTCCACTATGGCCGTAAATTGGGACACCATTTCCACGTTACTGCGCGGCCCGATTGGAGAGATTTTCGCGCAAATCAGCGGAGCGCTTTTGGTAACTGGTGCAATCCTTGCGTTTTCCAACGTCAATCTCTACTTAGGCATTGCCCTTATGGCCGCCGGTGCAGTTGGCCTGGCGACCTACACCGTCGCAAATTGGGACACTATCTCCACCTTATTAAAAGGCCCTATTGGAGCGATTACCGCCCTTGTCAGCACTGCGGTTTTGATGCTGGGCGCAATCCTTGCGTTTTCGACGGTCAATATCCCCCTGGGTATTGCCCTCATGGCCGCCGGTGCAATCGGCCTTGCCGCCACCATGACCCTCAACTGGAATACCATCGTGGAGCAACTTGGCGGGACTATATCCGCCGTTACCATCATCATAAGTGCCGCCCTCCTGGCCCTTGGAATCATCCTCTTTTTGACTGGGGCAGCGGCTCCTTTGGGCCTGGGCATGATCGTCGCCGGGTCTGCTGGTCTCGCAAGCGCAGCGGTCCTGAATTGGGACTTTTTCAAGGACAAAATTGCCGATGTTTGCAACGGGGTCAAAGACTGGTGGAACAACAACATGGCGCAATATCTCACCTGGGAATATTGGGCTAACCTTGGCAAGAATATCCTCGACGGTTTTGTGAATGGAATAAAGTCGAAGATTGATTCCGTTTTGAACATCGTGTCCAACGTGACGTCGAAGGTCACGGGCGCTTTTGGCGGTGCGTCAAAGAGTATTCGGAATGCCGCTTCCGGCGGCGGTTCCATCGGCACCAGGGCCTCCGCCCGGGCCATGCCGTCCATCAACACGGCCAGAATCCCCCACCTTGCCACCGGCGCAGTCATCCCCCCGAACCGCCAGTTTTTAGCGGTGCTGGGTGACCAGACGCAGGGCAATAACATTGAGGCCCCTGAATCTGCCATCGAGGCGGCGGTGGCTCGTGGCATTGCAAACAGCGGCCTGGGCAGTCAGACGGCTATCCTCCAAATTGGGGAGCAAGAGTTTGGCCGCCTGATTTACTCCCTGAACAATCAGCAGGTCCAGCGTGTGGGCATCAAATTGGGAGGTGCGACGTGAACTATATCAAAATCAACGGGCGTGTCTTTGATGTGAATGTCGCCATCTCGGAATATGAGGAAAATTTCAACGTCCTGGACGGCCCCAATGCGGGCCGCTCCAGTGGCGTGGGCCGGATGATTCGGGACGTGCTCGGGTGCTGCATCGGCCACAAGGTCACAGTGTTCCGCCGGGGCAATGATTACAAGGGATACGATGAGTTTTGGAACTACCTGAAAGCCCACTCCGTAGACGATTCCGTGCAGCTGGAGGCCGCCGATGGACAGAAAACCATTGCCTATCAGGCGTACTACACTAGCGCCTCACACAGCATTGAGCGGGTTGAGAACGGCATCAACTACTGGGGGGAGATATCCGTCAACTTTATCCCCATGTATCCCCAAATCACACCGTAAGGGGGGATAAGGTTGGATTATATCAAAATCGGGGACCTTATTTTCCAACGAAATCCCGCCGTGGAAAATATGCGGTTGGAATCTTGCAATATCTACAAAGAGAAGGCATTGGACAGCACGTCCCTTGCCTTTGATACCATGTCTGCCAAACTCTACACTACCACCGCCGGGAAGGAACTGGAGGCTGTCCCCATCAACACCCCGATCATCGTATACCGGGGCGACGAAGTATATTCCACCTTTTTGATGGTCTCCGCCTCCCGGACCGGCCCATACACCTACACACTGGAGGCACAGTCTCCGTTAGGCCGCCTATCCACCATGTCACACCCCGGCGGAATCTACACCGGCCAGCGGGTGGAGGACGTGGTGAAGGATATCTGTGGAAGTATTCCGGTCCTGGTGGAAACCATGTACGCAGACATCCGCCTGTTTGGCTGGCTCCCCTACACGAACCCGCCGCAATCCTCCGCTCGGGACAACCTTGTTCAAGTCCTCTTTGCCATTGGGGCCTATCTCTCTACGGACCTTAACGGGGTGCTCCGAGTAGAGAAACTGTGGAATGGTATTGCTTCAACTATTGATCTCTCCTATAGCGGGGGCCGGGTGAAGTACGGTGCAGCGGTGTCCGCTGTCATGGTGCTGGAACACCAGTATATTGTTGGAGAAGAGGAACAAAAGCTCTTTGAGGGCGTAGCGGCAGACGGCTACATCGTTACCTTTGACGATCCCATGCACTCCCTGTCTGCCACCGGGTTCCGCATCCTGGATTCTGGAGCGAACTACGCAAAACTGTCTGCCGGGTCGGGTGTCCTGACGGGAAAGAAGTACATCCACAATACCCGCCAAATCATCAAATCGGTTACGGAAAACGCCGCCGAAAACGTCAAATCCATCACAAACGCGACGCTAGTATCACAGATGAACTCTATCGCGGTGGCCCAGCGGTTAGCTGACTACTACCAGAACACCACCACGATATCCACCGGCATCGTCACCACCATGGAAAAGCCTGGCTATGTGGTGCGGGTATATGACCCGTATGAAAAGATGATGGTCAATGCTTGTATTCAGTCACTCGACATCACTCTCTCCAACACGCTCAAGGCCACGATGGAGGCTATGGTGGGCTATATCCCGCCGAATGACATTGGCGACTACTACGACGCAGTGGACATCATCACCTCGGACACGACATGGACCTCCCCTGTTGACGGTGAAATCACCGTTGTTGTGGTCGGAGGCGGCGACGGCGGCCAGGGCGGCGGAGCCGGACAGCACAATAACGGCGGCAACAACTACTATATCGAATCCGGTGGTATTGCCGGTCTTCCTGGCCCTGGGGGTAAGATTTACCGGGCCGTGCTCAATGTCACACTCGGACAACAGTTTGCGGTTCACGTTGGGCCGGGCGGCATCGGCGGCGACCCTGGCACGTCGAATGGTGAAGAAGGTTCCCTGGGTACGGAGGGCGGAGCGACAACCTTTGGTTCCCTTTCCTCTGCCAACGGATCCAGCCTGGAAAACGGATGGGTGGACCCAACCACGCTCCGAGGGTTTGGTCTCCCCGGAAATCCCGGCGTCAATGGCGCACACGGCGGCAAGAGCGCCCAAAAGGGCGATGACGTGGAGTTTGGCGGCAAGACCTACACCGGCGGCGACCCGGGCCGTGCAAACGGCGGCACCGGCGGTGGCGGCGGCGGCGCTGCTGTGGGCAGTCCGGGCTTTAAGGGCGACGACGGCAGCGTGGACAAGGACGGCACCAAAAACGGCGGCAAGGGCGGCGACGGCGGCCCGGCCACCATCCCCGGCGCAGACGGCACGGACTACGGCTGTTCCGGCAGCGGCGGCCACGGCGGCGGCGGCGGCGGTCAGGGCGGCACGGCCCGATTTTCTTACGGCGGCGGCAACGGGGCAGCTGGTTCACGGGGCGGCAACGGGAAGCCGGGGGTCGTGCTGTTGTACTACCGGCAGCCCCGGCAGACAGTGAGCGGCTGGGGCGTGACCAGCAAGGGACAGTGGCGGCTGGATAAGTATGGGCGGCGGTGCATTGTGTAGGCCCTCTCAGTCAGCTGCGCTGACAGCTAGCCCTATCCCTTTTGTCCCTTCGGGACATTTCCCCTTGACAAGGGGAATCGGCCTTTGACAAGGGAGCCAGCCCTCTCAGTCAGCTGCGCTGACAGCTCCCCCAAAGGGGGAGCCAAGGGACGGGGGGACGGCGGGCGGCTGATAGCCGCCCCTACAAGAGACCACGAAGGCGGGTGTAGGGGCGGATAGTATCCGCCCGGACGATGAAGGAGGTAAACATGCCAACGGTAGAAGAACGACTTGCGGCGCTGGAGACCAAACTGGCCGCCCTGACGGAAACAACGCCCACGACCTATTACGAGCACCAATACTCCGGGGAGGAGATCGACAACGCCGTCGCCCGCGCCCTGCCCAACGGGGCAATCGACCAGGCAGCGGGCACGTTTGTGCGGCCGAATTTGCTGGATAACTGGTATTTCGGGCGGCCGGTGAACCAGAGGGGGAAGAGTGAGTATACGGGGTCTGGGTATACGGTGGATAGATGGACAGCGAAAGAAGGAGTTGTCTCTCTATCGTCCGGTGGGCTGACCTTGCAAAACAGTACGTGGCTCGACCAAATAATCGAAAATCTCATTGAAAACCGCATCTATACGATATCGCTTTTGACTGCTAACGGAGTGCTCCTCGCTGGGACAGGACTACTCAACAAAGACAGTTTTATTTCCGTCCGAATTGATGGTGGCGGGTACATTGACATTTCTTATCATGCGGATGTATCCGGATACTACGTGGAGCTGGCGAGAGCGGATGCTGCCCAGCCACTTAGCATCCTCGCCGCCAAGCTGGAACTCGGCCCCACCCAGACCCTGGCGCATCGGGAGGGCGACCGGTGGGCGCTCAATGAGGTGCCGGACTATGGGGAGCAGCTGCGGAGGTGTCAGAGGTACTATATCAAGTATGATACCATCAAAGCAAATGGGTACATCTCTAACGCTGCAAAATCGTACTATATGCCGATTTTTCTGCCGGAGGCCCTGCGCACCACCCCGACAATACTTGGTACGCCTAAAATCCGCGTGCGATTTAACGGCGGTTACAGTTCGAAATTTGTCGGCGGCACGTTCACCGCGCCGGACAGTTGGGGGGTCACGGCTATATCGGCAAATGCTGTCACTTTGGCATTTAATGTAAACACAGCAGTTGATCCCAATAACATACCGGTATCCATAGAGGTGGAGGGCCTTGAGCTATCTGCCGAGCTATAAAGAGGAGATAACAACATGGATATTAAGCTGCATGGGGCCCAGGCCCCCAAGAGCCGGGTGTATATCCTGACGGACGAGGCCGGGCGGGTGCTGCGGCTGGAGGGGGAGTATTCCCTCCCTGCCGACCTGACCGGCTGGATCCTCATCGAGGAGGGACCAGCCTGCGACCGGCTCAATCTGGCGCAGAGCCACTATCTGGACGGCCCCCTGTACGACTACCAGGGCCGCCCCCGGTACCGGTGGGACGGGGTGGCCCTCCAGGCCATCGACTACGACGCGGAGGTGGGAGTGTGACCATCTGGGAAACGCTGACGGCCTGCGCCTGCTCCTCCGGCCTCACCGGCCTGGTGCTGGCCCTACTCCAGCGCCACTGGAGCCGCCAGGACAAGCAGGACTGCATCGTCAACGCCCTCAAGGTGCTGACGGTGGACCGGGTGAGGTATTTGGCCCGGTGCTACATCAAGGACGAGGACGTCTCCCTGGAGGACAAGGAGAATTTGCAGGACATGCACCGGGCCTATAAGGCCCTGGGGGGCAACGGGCATCTGGATACCGCCATGGAGGCGGTGGAGAAGCTGCCCATCCGCAATGAAGGGAGGTGAAAAACATGGAGAACATCGGGATCGCCAACGTGGGCATTGCCAGCGTGGCGGCCATCACCGTAATTTGCTACCTGGTGGGGTTGATCGTCAAGGCCAGCGGCCTGAATGATAAGTACATCCCCATCTGCTGCGGCGTGGCCGGAGCGGCGCTGGGCGTGGCCGGGCTGTATCTGGGCCTGCCGGAGTTTCCCGCCCACGACCCGCTGACCGCTCTGGCTGTGGGCATCGTGTCCGGGCTGGCGGCGACGGGGGCCAATCAGGTTTTCAAGCAGCTGGGGAAATAAGTTAGGAGTTAGGAGTGATGAGATAGGAGTTGAACTCATCACTCATCACTCCTAACTCATCCCTGAAAGAACACTATCGACTATAGAAAGGAAGTTTTTTATGAACACCAATATCCTGTACGACATCTACACCATCAACCACCAGACCCCCGGCGAGGACCTGACCGTCTCCATGGCTAAGTTCCAGGCCCAGCTCCCCGGCGTTCTGCCCCACGAGGAGGCCAAGGTCATGCGGGAGTTCATTGGCCGCCACGGCAAGGCCCTGGCCATGGCGTTCCGCAAGAGCAAGGCCACTTTCCAGGCGGTGGCCGAAGTCCTCTATGCCGAGGACAACGAGGCCGCCCAGTGAGGCTGCACAGAGCCCTGCTGACCCACAACGACTGTTACATCAAGGGCCGCACCATTAAGCCCAAGGGCGTGATGGTCCACAGCACCGGAGCCAATAACCCCTGGCTCCGGCGCTATGTGGCCCCGGATGACGGGCGGCTGGGGGCACCCAGCCCCCGACACTGGAACCAGGGCGGCGTGGGGGCCTGCGTCCACGCCATGATCGGCAAAACCGCGGACGGAAGCGTAGCCGTCTACCAGACCCTGCCATGGAATATGCGGGGGTGGCACTGCGGGCGCAGCGGCAACGACACCCACATCGCCTTTGAGATCTGCGAGGACGGGCTGACCGACGAGGGCTATTTTCAGGCCACCTATCAGGCCGCCGTGGAGCTGACGGCGTACCTGTGCAAGCTGTACCATCTGGACCCCCAGGCCGACGGGGTGGTGCTGTGCCACAGCGAGGGCTATGCCCGGGGCATTGCGTCCAACCACGCCGACGTGATGCACTGGTGGCGCAAGTTTGGCGTGGACATGAACGACTTCCGGGCCGACGTGGCGGCGGAAATGCGAGGAGGTGATGACATAATGGATGCACATGTGCGGCAGATCGTCCGGGAGGAGCTAGTTGCCTATCATATCCGGCTGGCGGAGCTGCCGCCCAGCGACTGGGCCAGAGACCAGCTGTCCGCCGCCGTGGCCGCCGGGATCACCGACGGCAAGCGGCCACAGTCCCACGCCACCCGGCAAGAGGTGGCGATCATGGTGCGCAAGGCGCTGGAGGGCAAGTAACCCTCAATAAAAAAGAAAGGGCATTGGACGGCACTATGCCCACGCCGAAAGGCGCTCCGCAAGTCCATGTATCGGTGATATCATGGACCAACAACACCGGGCCATCAGGGCCTGTATATCCAGCATGGCCCCCAGAAGGGCCGTGGAGTATATCCGATCCTTTGAGTTACCGGACGAAGAGGCCGCGTGTCTGATCGAGTGCGACGTGCGGCGGAGATCATACGTGCAGACTGCTGACCGGTTGCACATTTCGCCCGAGACCATCAAAAAGCGCCGCCGCCGCGCCTACAAGAAAATGGCGGACGAATTGAATAACAGGACCCAAACAAAGACCTTTTGAGGACCCTTTGTTTGGGTCCTTTTTTTGTATTATCAAAACAGAAAGAAGGTGGCCCGATGTATCGCTATTACAACCCATCACCGACAGGGAAAAATGTAGGTGATTGCACTGTCCGGGCCATTGCAAAAGCCACCGGGAAGAGCTGGGGAGAGGCATATCTAAGCCTCGCCGTCCAAGGGTACTTAATGGGTGATATGCCCAGCGCAAACGCCTGTTGGGGGGCCTATCTGCGCAAGCTGGGGTTCGTCCGGCGGATGCTGCCGGATAGCTGCCCCGAGTGCTACACCCTCCGGGAGTTTGCGGAGGACTACGATCAAGGGACCTATATCGTCGCCCTGTCAGGGCACGTGGTATGCGTGGAGGACGGGGTGATTTGGGATAGTTGGGATTCCGGCGGCGAAGTGCCGCTGTATTACTGGGTAAAGGAGCATTGATATGGCATATACACCTTACGGCTACAATCCGTACTATCCGCCGCCCATGCAGGACAATTTGATGCAGATGCGGCAGCAGTTCCAGCCACCGGCCCAGCCAGCCCCAGCGCCCCAGCAGGGTATGATCTGGGTGCAGGGAGAGACCGGAGCCAAAAGCTACATGGTAGCCAGCGGCAACACCGTCCCCTTGTGGGACAGCGAGAACCAGACTATCTACATCAAGTCGGTTGACGCTTCCGGCATCCCGTCCATGCGCGTCCTTGACTACACGGAGCGGACAGTGGCCCCTAAGTCCACCGCCGCCACACCTGGCGTTGACTACGCTCCACGCAGTGAGTTGGAGGCATTGACCCGCCAGGTCGCAGACCTGAAAGCCCAGGTCGCGGCCCTGTCCGAAAAGAAAGACGGCGGAGAGGAGGGTGTGAAGCGTGGCTAACCCCTTGTTCCAGGCCCTGGTCGGTGGGCAAATGCCCGGCCCCATGGGCCAGTTTCAGCGCATGATGCAGCAGTTTCAGCAGTTCAAGGCGAACTTCCAGGGCGACCCCCAGCAAGAGGTGCAGAAGCTCTTACAGAGCGGGAAAATTACGCAGCAGCAACTCGACCAGATACAGCAAATGGCAAAGCAATTCCAAACCATGTTGAAATAAAAATCAATATCGTGGCCACGATTTGATGAATAAACAAAAGGAGTGATTTTATGTCTCTTTCCGATGGTATGCCCACTATGACTATGCCTGTTGCCCCTGCGAACACCGGTAACGGTGGTGGATTCGGCTGGGGTGGGGAAAGCATTTGGATGATCGTACTGTTCCTGATTTTTGCCGTTTTTGGTTGGGGCGGCAACGGCTGGGGTGGCAACGGAAACAACGGCGCCGCCGATAACTACGTCCTTGCCAGCGATTTTGCGACCCTCCAGCGGCAGATTGACAGTGCGGCGTCCACCATTGAGCGCAAGGGCGATATCACCCAGCAGGGCATTTGTGACGGCTTCTACGCCATGAACACCACTCTGCTGAACGGCTTTGCCGGTGTCAACCAGAACATGAGCAACGGTTTCCAGACCGCTGAACTGTCCCGGTGCAACCAGCAGGCCGCCTTGATGCAACAGCTCAATGCCATGCAGATGCAGGCCCAGCAGTGCTGCTGTGACCAGCGGGCTGACACTGCACAGGTGCGCTATGACATGGCCCAGCAGGGCTGCGAGACCCGCAACGCCATCCAGACGGCTACCCGTGACATCATCGATAACGCCAACTGCAACAGCCGGGCCATCCTGGACTTCCTGACCCAGAGTAAGTTGCAGGATCTCCAGAGCGAGAACCAGGGGCTGAAGCTGGCGGCGTCTCAGGCCGCCCAGAACAACTACCTGATCTCCCAGCTGCGGCCCACGCCCATTCCGGCCTATGCCAGCTGTAACCCATGGGCGGGCGGAAGCTACACGGGATGCGGCACCTGCGGCTGCTGACAACTGCATAGTGCAATAGCTTTTTCGTGAGCTCACGAAAATGATCGGCCCCGAGCCGATACTGACAATAATGCGGCGGGGCAATAGCTCCGCCGCTGTATTTTAACCGGGTCGATTTCGACCCCTTTAGGAAGGAATGATTTTGTGAAAACGGTTGACGAACTTAAGCAGGAATTTGTCGATCACATTGCAACTCTGGACAAGAGTGAAATGAGCATGTACGATCTTAGCAATTATGCCGATCTTTTGCGTAAAGCGGACGAATTATTTGCGCCCAGCTACGCGGAAATGATCGCAAATGGTGCGTTTGCCCCTTTTGGGGCAAATCAGAGAAAGGAGTGATACCAGTATGGCTGAGTTTAGTAATTCTAGCATTGCTTTGGTCCCTGCCGGGCAGAACGTCCCACTGACCGAAACGGCGGTCAATAGCAAGCCCTGTATCGTGCATCGTCAGGGCGCAGGCGTTGTCACGCTTCGCGGCCTCACCAATCAAAATCGCGCCCTGTTTAGGGTCTCCTATGGCGGCAACATCGCTATTCCCACTGGAGGCACGGTCGAGGCCATCACGGCGGCGCTTGCCATCAACGGAGAGCCGCTGACCAGTGCAACGGCGACTGTCACGCCTGCGGCGGTAGCGAACTACTTTAACATTTATGTTTCCGCACAGGTCTGCGTCCCGAAAGGCTGCTGCCTGACGGTCGCAATGGAAAACACCAGCACTCAGGCCGTCAACTTCTCCAACTCGAATCTGACGGTTGAAAGAATCGCGTGAAAGGAGAGAGGACATGAGCAAGAAAGCAATGTATGATCTGCGCAATATGCTCTGCAAAGAGCTGGACGAGATCGCCCGTAAGGGTGAGCTGGGGGCCGGGGACCTGGATATCGCCCACAAGCTGACCGACACCATCAAGAACATCGACAAAATCGAGATGCTGGAGGAGGGATATAGCCGGGACGGCGACTACTCCGAGGGCCGGTACTCCCGTGAAGGTGACGAACGGGCCTCTTATGGCCGGGGCAACTCCTACGCCAGACGGGGCACCCACTACGTCCGGGGCCATTACAGCCGGGACGGACGCAAGGAGGATATGCGGCGGCAGCTCCAAGATATGCTGGACCAGGCCGATGATGACAGTATCCGCAACGCCATCCAGCGCTGCATGGATAGCGTAGACTGGTAAGGAGAGGGGGTAACTCCCCATGTTGGACGAACGAGAAATAAACGCATGGATCGCCCGTCTCGAAGCAGAGGATTCCAGTTGGAACGTCTATGAGCGCCTTGCCATCCTCTACGCCATCCGTGGGCGTAACGACCAGCGGGATATCAGCCCCTCCCCCGTCATGTATTCCGCTGCTGCGCCCCCTGATACGGTGGCCCAGTACGGTGACACGGACTTTCTCCAGGCTGTCGCCAGGAAGTCGCCTGATAAGCTGTGGCCCATCATGGACGAGTTGATGGACAGCCTTGCAATCACCAACAGGCGCGTCTATGATAATGTCATGCGCAAAATAGATAGGATTTAATCAAAGACGTGGGCTAAATCGACATATAACCGCCGGTTTAGCTCACGTTTTCGTTTTAGGTATATTTGCTGTTGCCTAATGCTAAGAGAAAATATGCCTAAACTGGCGTTACAAAAAACGCACCGTTATCATCCGCCTCGATGCGCTGCACCGTTCTGGCCCAAAAGGCCTTTTTTTGTGCCCTGGTCATGCTAGGGTACTCCTCCAATTGGCACTTTATTTCTGATATTGGGGTCGGGGGAGGGGCCATCTTCTGCACCATCTCCAGCGTTTCCAGTTGTTCCTTTAGACCTGCATAGTCCTTTTTATAGTCCTCTATCTCAATTAGATCCGATAGATACAAGTCTTTGAGCTTCTGCATTTTGCGCCGGATAGATTCCGGGGTGACTGCCGGGGCTTTTTCTTTTTTGGCCCTCTTTTCGACCTGGAACCGGTAAGCCTCTATGAGATGCACGATCTCCCGTAAAAGATAATCTTCCAATACATCCTCTTTGACGCGGTGGACGTGTTTGCACGTTCCCTTAATCATCTTTGTTCGGCACCTATAATAGATATACGTGTATGTCTTCCCGTTCTCCCCCTTTATCTTTGTTTCTGATTGCATCGATTTCCCACATTCGCGGCACACAAGCAGCCTAGAAAAGAGGTATACGCGATCTGCATTTTCGGACGAATTCCGGGTGCTCCTCCGAGCGAGTATAGCGTTCGCCAGATCAAAGTCTTTTTTGTCTATCAACGCGGGAAAAGCGTTCTCAACTCCATACGCCTCCCCAATATATAGCCTGTTCTTGATGTATCGCACAAAGTTATTGTATGTCCGGGTTATCCCGTAGCGCTCACGCATATATTTCGATACGCCCAGGGCGGACTGCAATGCAATATACTGGGCAAACATATCACGGGCTATATCGGCCGTTTCCGGGTCGATGGTATAGTGGCTGTTCACTACCTTTATCCCGAGGGGAGCCTTTGCATTCGTTGACTGACCCTTTGCTTTTTTTGCCTCTGTAATAAAGCGGATTCGTTCGCTTGTCCGGTCCGCTTCGTCCTGCGCCACGGACAGCATGATATTGACTTTGAGCCGCCCGGACGCTGTTCTCGTCTCGTAGTCCTCTTTGGTAGCCTGCCACGACACGCCGCACCTGTCTAGGATATCCTGGACGGCGTAGTAGTTCCCAACGTTGCGGAACCATCTGTCCAGCTTAATAAACAGGATGACATCGACCTTGTGCGCCTCGCAATCGCTTAGTAGCCGCAGCAGATCGGGGCGCTTCGTGTACGGCTTCCTGGCCGATATCCCGGCATCGCTATACACCCCCACCACATCCATGCCGTTCTTCTCTGCATACGCTTTCAGGGAGTTTAGCTGTTCCTGCAGCGACAACCCGTGCTTTGCCTGTTCCTCCGTGGACACCCTGACGTAGAGTGCAGCTCTTTGTTTCATGTGGTAACCTCACCCTCTAAAAAAACCGACTGTAGACGCACAATTATCCAGCGTGACCGCATACATGGCGATCAGTGCAACAACAACTATCAAGCCAAACACGATCCTACGCAGCATCTTCACGCTTCGCTCCAGCAAATCCTGCTTCTCACGCTCGACTTTGAGTTGCCGTTCCATCAACTCACGCTCGGACGGAGTAGGCTCATCTCCCGGGTCATCCGGCACGATTCCAAATATTTTGTCCAGGCTGACCCCCAGGACAGCACAAATAGGCCCGACAGTGTAGACGGACGGCGACTTTGAGGCAGACGAAAAGAAATTGTTTACCGTGGAAATGTTCACGTCCGATTTGTCCGCGACATCCTGATTCGTCAGCTTTTTCCGTTCCTTCGCCTCACGGCAAATATCCTGCAAGGGCATCATAAAGCCCCACCTCCTACTGTTTTCTAGCAGTTTGGCGGGGCTTTCCAAGGTTTTATTCGCACAGTCACACAAAAGCCAGCCCAAAAGATGGAAATAATAGGTTGTTCTGCCAAACTGCATTATGGTAAATTGTGGATAAGGTAAATGGAACAAAAGTTCCACACCACGCCCCGGCCTGCTGCCTGTTGCGGAGGGCGGCAGGCCGGGGTAAACTGAGGGAAAATGGAAAGAGAGGTACACCATGACACGTGACAATCAGGCGCTTAGACCGCCCCAGGAATCGACGGACAACTGCGATATCATCGCAGCAAAAAAGGAACTGCTTGACAAAGTTGGATTGTTGTCCGAAAATGATTGTATCAGCATCCTGCTCATCCTGAAAATAAGGGGGTTACTATGAACCACGATTACACAGGACACCTGGACAAGCTCGTTTTTGACGGCATCGAAATTAAGGGGCACGTGAGCGACATCATCCTGGGGCTGAAGGAGCTTTCCGGGAAGTTGGACACGCTCATCGCATTGCAGCAAGTTGAAGTATCACTCCTGCAACAGCGGCAAGAGCCGCAACAGCAGAAAGCGCCGCGGTAACGACAAACCGCCTATTCTCACGCTTTTCCCACTCTGCACGCTTCCTCGCAGCTACTTTCCAGTCGTTCGCTTCTGCGTTGGCCCTGAGCTTGTCTTGCGGGTCCGACGGAAAAAATGCTGACATCATCTCATCTCCTGCAATTTCTTGTTGACCTCATCCAGGACGGCCAGCAGTGTTGTCCGATCATCCGTTTTGCGGATAAAATCTAAGAGCGCATCCTTGCCCCCGCCAACTTCGGCGGGGGCTTCTTTTTTTGCGTTCTTCCCCCGCTCCACCTCGATCAGCCGCTTAACCTCCTCGATATCCTCCAGGCACTTCTGCGTCTCCTCTTCGGTGGGGCCGGAGTGGAGGAGGATCTCTTCGGGGGTGGTTTGGAGGAGGAGGCACATTTTGGCGGCCTCTTCGGGGGAGGGGAGGTTCTTAGGCGCTGGCTTTCCATCCTTTTCGCGTCTATTCCAGTCTGTTACCCAGTTGTGTGCTCGCCCCATTCGTTCGCAAAAGACGACATAACTGCGGCATGTTTTTTTAATTAACGAATTGGTTGCTGACAAGTTTAATTTAACGATTTTCCTGCGAGACATAGTTGCAAACACCCTTTACAGGCTATAATATGTAGGTTATAATGAAAAGAAAGGAGGTGCCAAAATGTTCCAAACTAGGACACAGATCAAAAACCGAATCCGATTTTTAGAGGAGAAGGTAGGCGCACTGGAACAGTCACTAAAATTATCAAACGAAAGCAACCTAGGAAAGTGTCGTGGTGTGTTTTGTATCGGCTGCACCCATGCTGTTTGGTATCAGCACGGGAATTTCTCGAAAAAAGTTATTGGGTGCGACGTTGACGTGCCGTGTGAACACTTTTCAAGAGCAAAGAGGGCAAACGACCGGACCGAATAACTGCATAAACGAAACGACCAGGCTTAAAACAGCGATAAACGTAGTGATGGCGTAGGGAACCCAAAAATTCCTTCCATCACGACGGCGTTGCTCGATGTAGGCTTTTCCGGCAACTTCGATTTTATACCCGATTGCTTCATAGTCATTTATTCCGTTGACAACAACAATCTGGTTGACCTCGGATATATAACCCGCTTTCAGCAAGGAGGTTATATGTTGGCTTTGATGTTTCCTCTCATCTTCGCCCGTGATCGCATTGATTTCATCAATCGTCATTTGGCCTTTTTTGTATAGGGCCTTCAATAGTTTATAGGTTTTTTTATCGAACATATCTTGAATAAAACACTCCTAGAGAAATTTCATTTCCGCCCTTTTGTGCATTTATTACAAATGGGCGGTTTTATTTATAGCCATATTGCTGGCTAAAAATAAGTAGAAATAAATTGACAGGCTATAAAAAATACGCTATAATAACTTACATGAGAACTCAATCAGGCAACAAAAAACCAAGCCCCCAAATAACTTCTTGTTTTTTGCGGGTTTATAGCCGATATTCTGTTGGCTGACACTTACATGATAACGGCTAGTTCTTTGTTTGTCAAGATGGTTTCTCATATGTTGATGCGGCGGGGATAGGCAGTCGGCGCGAGCGTATCCCCCGGGGTTATCAGGGACCAGCGGGAGTGCCATTCCCGCTGGAAAACAAAGGCCGGCGGGAGCACTATTCCCACCGGCCAATGTCCAAATTTGTTTACCCTTTGCCCCGTGCAGGCTTTCGCCGCTTGCAATAGTGCTACAAGTTCTTCTGGAGCCTCACCACTTTCGCAGTTTTGGTTCTGCGCATTGCCTTCTCGCTGGTAAGCAATCGGGAGTACTTAATACGGTGGGATATGATAGGCATATCACCATGAGTTTTTAGCTCTTCACTGAGCGCTCCGCCGTATTAGTTGCTGCATTTGACCAGTTTTAAGTGCTTTGGTGCCACTATTGCGACCCGTTTGTGAGGGAACAGGCAAAGTCAAAAATTTGGTCACATGACCACCACCTTTGATTTTGCCCTTAGAGGGCTGGAGGAATTATAGCAAATATCCCCGTCGCCGTCAACGAGAACTCATATAAAGGAGGAATGATTTTGACACTGGAGGACCTTCGCATCCGGGCAGGCCTCTCTCAGCTTGACGTTGGGAGACGGCTGAACGTAACGCAGTCCGCTGTATCCCATTGGGAGCGTGGGGACTACAACATCGCCCGGAAGTATCACAAAAAGCTGGCCCGGCTGTATCAGGTCACGCCGGGCGACATCGTGGCCGCCTATAAGGCCGCCATCGCCGCAAAATGCGGAGAAGGGAAAGGCTATGAGAAAGAAACCTGAGTACAAGATCATCTGGACCGCACCACCCGACCCCGAGAAGATCATGGAGGCGTTTGGCCGGGTCTGGTGCGAGGCCCACGACATGGAGTTTGTGGGGGTGTACAAGGTCGGAGATGCGACGCCCTCACGCTGAAAGGAAGGAAATCAAATGAAAGAGATCAAAGTTCGGCTGACCTTCACGGAGCCTATCCTGGGGACCAGCCCCGCAGACCCGGACATCTACCGCAAGTTCATCGGCAGCAAGGCCCCGGACGCAGCAAGCGTCGAGGATGAGGTGGCCTCCCTGGGCGCTGACACCGTAGCCGAGAAGGCTATGACTGTGTTCCCCCGTCTGGACGATGGTACGCCGTATTTGTACGACTACCAGATCAAGGGCTTTTTCAAGGACACGTGCGGCGGCCTACGCAAGGTGAAGGGGACGGTCAGTGAGAAGATCAAGGCGTACAAAAAGGAGATCGACAAGCTGATCTTCCCCGAACCCCGCACCATCCCCCTGCTGTTCGAGGGCGAAGTCGGGGAGTGCCAGAGGCCCCTTCGGGCGCAGACGGCCCAGGGTGAGCGTATCAGCCTTGCTATGAGTGAGGAAATTCCCGCCGGGGCGACGTGCGAGTTTACGGTGGTTTGCCTCTGCGACGATCACGAAAAGGCCGTTCGTGAGTGGCTGGACTACGGGAGATTTTCCGGCATCGGTCAGTGGCGGAACAGTGGGAAAGGTAGGTTCTGCTGGGAAGAGCTTTGATAAGCAACGGAATTGTCTCGCGACGTTACGAGGGGCAGAGCGACGGCACGGAATTGCAAGGAGAAGCATCGAGAAGGAAGCGCGGCCATGGAATTGTGACGTTCTGCATTGCAATGGTATGGCACCGAAACGATTTGCAAAGGAAAGGCTCTGCGTCGCCATGGAACTGAGATGCGGGGCAAAGATCGAATCGGGCAGAGAGGTAACGCTAAGGTATTGATGAGCTTGGAGGAGCCACGCGACGGCGATGCAAAGCTGCGTAATGACAAGCAAAGCAAAAAAGAAAGCCCTGTCCGGTGCGCTATACCGAACAGGGCGAAGGAACGAATCTCAACCACAAGATATTGTGTTCCCGCTGTTATTATATCACACCAGCGGGGGAAAGGCAAGGGATAAAATGAATAGACAGAGGACCCGCCGGGAGCGGGCCGCCCGCTGGGCGGAGTTTTGGGCCACGTTGGCCGTAGCCGGCTGCATCGGCCTGGTGTGGCTGTTTGGTGTGTATTGCGGGTTTGCCATTGTGCAGGCTGCGTGGTGATGGAGGAGGAATAACGATGGACAAGGTCAAGTGTTATACCTGTGCGATGCTGTCTGTGATGCAGGACGAGGCGCTGGAGGACATTGAGAAGCTGGATGTGCTGGAGGTGCTGATGGAAGCCCGGAATATTGAGAGGGCCACGGCGGCGGCCTGGAAGACCTATGAGATGGACAAGGAGGCGCAGCAGGGATGACCATCTATGACATTGACAGCGCCATTGCTGCGCTGGTGGACCCGGAGACCGGGGAGCTGGGCGACTATGAGGCGTTCCAGCGGCTGCAGCTGGCCTGGGAGGCGAAGATCGAGAACCTGGCCCTGCTGTACAAGGAGACCCGGGCCACGGCGGAGGCCATCAAGGCCGAGGCGGACAGGCTGCTCCAGCGCCGGAGGGTGCTGGAGCACAACATGCGCCGGATGCAGGAGTATCTGGCCCTGGTGCTGGACGGGGAGAAATTCAGCTCCCCCCGGTGTACGGTGAGCTACCGCCGGAGCGAGGGGACGGAGACCGACCCGGAGTTCATCGACTGGGCACGGGAGCACCGGCCCGAGCTGCTGATGGAGCAGCAGCCCAAGATCGACACGCAGCAGCTGAAGCGGGAGCTGAAGGACGGCCTGGCGTGTGACTACGCCCGGCTGGTGGAGCGGCAGAACGTGCAGGTGAGGTGACGGACATGAGCGAAAACATGAGATATTACGCCGCCATGAAGGAGTGCCCGGACAACGCCAAGAAGGTCATTCAGGCGGGCAAGCTGAAAGGCAAGACGGACATCAATCCCATGTGGCGCATCAAGGTACTGACGGAGACCTTCGGCCCCTGCGGCGAGGGCTGGAAAACGGAGAACACCCAGTATTGGACCACGCCGGGGGCCGAGGGCGAGGTGGTGGCCTGGTGTAGCCTGGAGCTGCGGTATAAAGAGGGCGAGAGCTGGTCCCTCCCCGTGTTGGGCATTGGCGGGGCCATGCTGGTGGACACCCAGAAGGGCAAGCTGACCACCAACGACGATGCCTTTAAAATGGCGTACACGGATGCCATCAGTGTGGCCTGCAAGGCCCTGGGAATGGCGGCGGACGTGTATTGGGACAATGACCGGACCAAGTATGATAGGCCCGCTCCCCCGCCCGCCATACGCTGCGAGCGGTGCGGCCACGACATCAAGCCGATGCGCAGCGGCGGCATGGTGTACACCCCGGAGGAGATCGCAGAAAACAGCCAGAAGGCCTATGGCTCCACCCTGTGCTGGGCCTGCATGAAAGCCGTTAAGGCGGAAAAGACCCGGGAGGAGGCCACCGATGAAAACGCCGGTTGACACGGTGAAGGGCCGGATCGTGGGCTATGACGAACGGACGGGCGAGGTGCTCATCCGGGCCCGCTATGATGACTGGCCCACCATGTGCAAGCGGGAATACAGGGAGTGCCTGGTGCAGATGGTGGACGGGCGGCCCCTGAGCGACAGGCAGCGGCGCATGTGCTACGCCCTGCTGCGGGAGATCAGCGACTATACCGGCCAGGACGTACATTCGGCGAAAGAATACCTGAAGCTCCGGTTTCTGGCGGATGACTTTGGGGAGACGGCGGACAGGATCTTTTCCCTGTCCAACGCCCCCATGAGCCTGGTATGTGCCTTTCAGCGGTATTTGGTGCGGTTCATCGTGGAGTACGACATCCCCTGCCGGGTGCCGCTGCTGGAGTACGTGGACGATATCCCGGACTACATCTATGCCTGTCTCATCGCCAAGAAGTGCTGCATCACCGGCCAGAGCGCCCAGCTCCACCACGTGGACCGGGTGGGCATGGGCCGGGACCGGGACGACATCATCCACGAGGGCCTGGAGGTGCTGCCCCTGAGCGAGGAAAAGCACCGGGAGGCCCACACCATGAGCGATGCAGAGTTTTTCGACAAGTACCACCTGCCCGGCGGAATCGTGATGGACAAGACCTTGTGCCGGATTTACGGATTGAAGGCAAAGCGGAGGTGAGGCAATGGCAAGAGAGTACACCCCCCTCCCCTTTGAGTTTTTGGACGAGATGGACCTACTCAGCGACGAGGAATATGGCCGCCTGATCCGGGCCATGCAGGCCTATTCCATCACCGGGGAGGACAGCCCCCCGCCTGGGCAAGAGCGCTTTTTCTGGAAGCGGGCCAGGAACGTGGTAGACCGATACACGGACAGCTATGAGAGCCGCCGCCAGACCCTGCGGGAGAACGGGAAAAAAGGCGGAAGACCGCAGAAACCAGATGGTTTTTCTGAAAACCAAACGAAACCAAACGAAAGCAAAAAAAGCCAAACCAAAACCAAAACCGAAACCAAAACCAAAGCCGAAACCAAATCCGAAGAGAATACCCCCCAAAATCCCCCCACTGGGGGCGGGGCGTTTGAAGCCTTCTGGGCGGTTTACCCGCGAAAAGTCGGGAAACTAGCTGCTAAGAAAGCTTTCGAGCGGGTGGACGTGCCCCTCGAAACACTCCTGACCGCATTGCGACGGCAGAAGTGCAGTGCTCAGTGGACGGCAGAGAACGGGCGGTATATCCCAAACCCAGCGACCTGGCTGAATCAGGGCCGCTGGGAGGACGAGGTGCGGCCGGAACAGCAGGAATTCCAAACGGGGAACCCGTTTTTGGAGCTGCTGGAGGAGGCGAGAGACCGTGACGGAGAAGGAGACGCTGGGGGTGATGTCGGTGCTGAAAGCGGCCTACCCAAGCTATTACCGGGACATGAAGCGCACTGAGGCGTTCGCCGTGGTGGGCCTGTGGCAGAGCGCATTCCGGGACGAGCCGGTGGAGTGGGTGGCCCAGGCGGTGCGGGACTTTATCTCCCGGGACGCCAAGGGCTTTCCACCCAGCATCGGAGCCATAAAGCAGGCGGTGCTTCAGCTGCCCCGGCGGGCGGAGCCGGAGACGGCGGAGTGGTCGGCCCTGCGCCGGGAATGGGCCAGGCTGCGGGCCATGAGACGGGCGGCGGGGCTGCCCGAGACGGCCTGTCAGGCCATGGAGCACGGCATGAGCGGGCGGGACTATCTGGCCGCCCTGGACGGGGCGCAGCTGGCGCTGGGAGGTGCGGAGTATGCTCTGGACGGATGACCCGGTGCGGGACGCGGAGGCGTGGGCGGAAGCGTATCTCAATGGAGCGCCGTGTTGTGACCGGTGCGGTGAGATGCTGGAGGGCCACGGCTACCGCATCGGCGGGGACCTGATCTGCCCCGCCTGTTTGGACAAGTATTACCGAGAGGAGATTTGAGGATGCTGAACAAGATCATCATCATGGGCCGCCTGACCCGGGACCCGGAGCTGCGGCGGACCCAGAGCGGGACGGCGGTGGCCGGGTTCGCCCTGGCGGTGGACCGGGACTTCAAGGACCAGGCCACGGGAGAGCGCGGCGTGGACTTTATCGACTGCGTGGCCTGGAGCCACACGGGGGAGTTTGCCAGCCGGTACTTTGCCAAGGGACGCATGGCCGTGGTGCAGGGCCGCTTGCAGCTGCGGGACTGGACGGACCGGGACGGCAACAAGCGGCGCAGCGCCGAGGTCGTGGTGGAACAGATGTACTTTGGCGACAGCAAACGGGACGAGGGCGGCACCCGGGCCGGGAGCTACCAGCCCCGCGTCACTGAGCCGGAAGACGAGTTTGCGGAATTGGAGGGCGACGATGGCGACCTTCCCTTCTGAGCCGAAAGTCCGGCGCTGGAATATCCGGTGTCCGTATCCCTGTGAGGGGTGCAAAAAATCCGCGTGCTTTGGGATCAGCTGCGAGGCGTGGCAGGACTGGTTCCGGTGGTATTGGGCCGGGCTGCGGCGGAAATATCTGAACCGAAATAACTAAATGACAGGAGGAAATCAGCATGAACAAAATGACCAGAGAGTCCATCTTGCAGATGGGCCGGGGAGCCTTTGCCGAGCGTGCGGACTACGAGATGCGCAAGGTGATCGACAACATCCTGGACCCTAACACCAAGGCAACGGCCAAGCGCAAGATCACCCTCACGCTGGAGATGGTGCCGGACGAGGAGCGCTCTCAGATCAGCGTGGCCGTGACCGCAAAGTCTGCGCTGGCTCCCACCCATCCCGCCAGCACTACCCTGTTTGTCAGCGCCGATGATAACGGCGAGATGGTCGTGGTGGAGGCCGTGCCCCAGGTCCCTGGTCAGATGGCCATGGACGGCGAGATCCAAGACGAGCCAAAAATCCTGAAACTGATGAAAGCGTAAAAGGAGGAAAAACATTATGCTGGCTAAAATGATCGACAAAATCGTGGCTTTGAAGCAGACCCAAATTTTTGACATCGACGGTGAGCACTACACCGACGGGGACATGACCCGCATTCCACCCCATGTGGACCGCCCCCGGTCCATCAACATGTCCGGCCTGGACAGCATCTGCAAGCTGATCCGCACGGAGCAGGAGAAAATCGGTGCCACCATTATGGTGCAGGTGAGCTCCTATAAGCAGGTGGACGTGATGACTACTTATCTCCCTGACTTTTCCCGGAATGCGCTGTACAGCGCCGTGGCCGATGCTCCCGGTATCCGCACCGGATGGCGGAGCCAGGAGGAGGCACTGATCGAGCTGCGCAGCCTGTTTGTGCCTAACGCCGGAACTGAATATCTGCTGGACTTGCTATCCCACATGAGCGAGAACAGCACTGTGACCAGCAAGGACAACGGAGTGACCCAGCAGGTGGAGGCCCGCCAGGGCGTGGACCTGAAGGCTATGGTGGCCGTAAAACCCAGGGTCAAACTGATCCCCTTCCGCACCTTCTTGGAGGTGCCCCAGCCGGAAAGCGAGTTTCTGCTGCGGGTGGACAAGGACAATGGCGTGGGCTTTTTTGAGGCCGACGGCGGCATTTGGAAGCTGGAGGCAAAGAGCAACATCGCCAAATACTTTGAGGAGCACTTAAAAGACCTGGTCGATGCCGGGAACGTCGTTGTGATGCAGTAAGGCTGACCCCCGGGGGCAGGAAAACGCCCCCGGGGGGGAAAAACGGAGGTAAAACATGGAACTGAACGTAAAACTGGACCCGATGGCCTTTCTGCCGGAGCGGGCGCACCCCACCGATGCGGGGCTGGATCTGAGGACGCCCCACGACGTGCTGGTGATGCCGGGCGTGGGGGCCGTGGTCAACACGGGGGTACATATCCAGCTGCCGCCCGGGACCGTTGGGATGCTCAAGAGCAAGAGCGGGCTTAACGTCAAGCACGGGATCGTGAGCGAGGGCGTGATCGACGAGGGCTACACGGGCACGATTTTAGTCAAGCTCTATAACCACGGCCCCAGGTCGGTACAATTTAAGCGGGGCGACAAGATTACCCAGCTGGTGGTGCTGCCGGTGGTGTACCCCGACGTGGTCCAGGCGGAGGAGATTACCGGCGGACCCCGAGGGGATGAAGGATATGGGAGTACGGGGAGATGAGGTCCACTGTGGGACACAAATTTAAGTTCGTAGAGGAGGTGGTTTTGCATGGTTAAGCTGCTCATTGGCGGTTCTCCATGCACTTAGCCCACTGGAGCATCGCACAGACGAAGCACCGTGAGACCAAAGCAGAGGGTATCGGATGGGAACTGTTTTTGAACTATAAGATCGCTCTGGACAAGTACCAGCCGGATTTTTTCCTGTACGAAAACAATAAAAGTATGTCGCCCGCTATCCGGGCGCAGATCACGGCGGAGTTAGGCGTGGAGCCTGTACTCATCAACTCTGCGCTGGTGTCAGCGCAAAACCGTCAGCGGCTATATTGGGTTGGCAGACGGAACCCGGACGGCACATACAGCCAGGTGGCGGTGGAGCAGCCGGTGGACCGTGGGATTATCCTGCGCGACATTCTGGAAAGCAGCGTCTGCTGGCGTGAAAAGGCGTACACGCTGAAAGCGAACTATGCCAACGCCGGAGCGGTCAACGGAGTGGACGGCGGCCATTTTCCCGCAACCATGGCGGCGGAGCCGGTGAGGATCGGGACCATTGAGAATGACGCAAAGAACCAGGCTTTTGACAGTCAGCAATACCGTGTTTACAGCCCGGATGCCAAAAGCGTAACCCTCTGCGGGAATGGCGGCGGCTTGGGCGCAAAAACTGGGCTTTATGCCGTCTCCGTCCGCGTCGGCGCTATGCCGAACAAGGACGGAGAACTGGGCACAAGCCAGAGCCGCCGCATATACAGCACGGACGGGAAAAGCGTTTCCCTCCAGGCAAGGCCAAACGGCGGCGGGGCTGACGGAGCAGCTACCGGCCTGTATGCGGTGCCTGCCGGTATGGCGTGGCGTGGGCGCGACAACGGTTCGGCCTTTGAAATGAGGGGCGACCAGAAAAGCAACGCCGTTGCCGCAACCGGACACCAAAGCCGCCTGGTGATTGAGGCGGCGGACGGAAAAGAAATCCCAGTTTACGAGGTTCGCGGAGGGCGGATCACCATCAAAGGAAAGACATACCCCATTAAATTGGCAGACGGATTTTACATCATTCGCAAGCTGACCGTTACCGAGTGTAAACGCCTCCAGACCGTGCCGGACACATACGCCTTTCCCGTCAGCGATACGCAGGCGTATAAAATGCTGGGCAACGGCTGGACCGTGGACGTGATTGCCCACATTATGAGCCATTTTACCGGACTGACGGAGGAGCCGGTGGAAGTGCTTTCCATGTACGACGGTATGAGCTGCGGCCATATCGCGCTGGACAAGCTTGGCGCAGATGTCGCAGCGTACTATGCGACCGAGATCGACAAGTACGCCGTCCAGACCACCAAACACAACTACCCGGATACCGTACATCTTGGGGATGCGTTCCAGGTACGGGGAGCTGATTGGGGCGTTTAAGCTGACAAAGCGCCGCAAAGGAGGAAAAAGCGGAAATGAAAAACGACACGTTGGGCCTGTACGGCCCGGAAGATAGCAGATACCTTAACCTGGTGGCCCGCCGGGCGGCGGAGAACGGCATTAAGACGGCTTGGGTGGCCGGGCCCACTCCCGGCTGCGTGGCCTATGTGGCCGACACGGATGCCGGGTGGCCGATGTGGCCGCTGACCCCCGAGGAGGACGTGGATCGTATCCAGCACCAGGGGCAGTCCTGCTGTGCGGCAGCGGCGCTGATGCACATGAATCGCGTGCCTGGGTGGACTGCGTGCATCATCGGACGGGGCCACGCTGTCCAGGGCCTGGCAGATGCCATGATGGAACTGGGGTACATGGTAAACCAGTGTAGCAGTACCGCCTTGGATATGCGTTATCGGGCAGCCCGGGCAGAGCTCATTGTCAACAGCGCCCCGGCTGTGGATGAGAGTGTGCTGTGGACTATTGCCCCACGAACCGCAGTCATTGATATTGGCGGAGGTATGGGACGGCTGCGTGGCCGAATTGGGTATGTATCACGGGAGGACATTGGGGCCCAGAACATTGCGGAGCTGCTGCGCCGGGTGCGGCAGCGGATCGAGGAGGAACAGGATGGCTGACTATATCACCAAAGAGTCCGTGCATACGATGGTTCGGCACCTCGCAAAATTTGCGTGGGCTTCACCTATTAACAGTGAGCGCCGCATCACGGTGGACACAGACGATGTTCATTTTGGCATAGACAAAATCCCCGCCGCCGACGTGGCCCCGGTAGTGCATGGGCGGTGGCTAAAGCCGTTTTGGGCGATGGATAGACAACGTGTTTGCTCCGTATGCCAGAGCACAGTGCGGATGCCGTCGTTTGATCCGGGCGAATATGCAGAATATCCCGGATGTCCGTGGTGCCTTGCCAAAATGGACGGAGGTGCTGACCATGACACCTGATGATCTTGACCAGGCAATCGCCTGGTTTGGCAATCGGCGCCCCCAGATGCCGGGGGCACGGAAGATGTACGGGCTGGCTTATGCGGCACTCAAAGCCATAAAAGTAGATCAAGAGCAGTTGGAGGGCCTGAGCCGGGATGATCTAATCGCGGTGGTGCATTATCTCAGGGCGGCCTGCATCAACCGGGGAAAGCTGATTGATCGGCTAGAGGATGAAAACTACCAGCTTCGGCAAAAAGACAGTGCAAGCGAAACCAAAAACGTGGATGCGTTGAACCAGACATAGGGAACGAAGAACACGACTACACGCCCGTTCCGCTGGAACATGCAAAGAAACTTGTACTGAAATATCAGGACAAGCTGAATAGGATGAAAGAGGAGGTAAACTAAATGCTCAGAGTAGGCCAAAAGGTAATGAGGACCCCGGCTCTGCTGACGCAGGCCGGTGAGGGCAATAAAGAGGTCCACCGGCCAATGACCGGGAAAGTGGTGTATGTCCACCCGGAGGGACGGTATCACATGGTAGCGTTTGAAACGCGGGGTGGTATTGTCAGAGAGTGTTTTGATGGGGCGGATGACTAATGGAAATCAGAGAGATGTTGCCCGAAACCGAAATCCTCGCTCAGATGGCCGTGGAGGCCCTGGAACTCAAAAACGCCGCATCAAGGCTCAGAAGGTTGCTGGATGCTGGAAACCCAAAACAGGCCGATATCTCCGAGGCGTGGACACGGTTGCTGGAGGAGTATGGCGATGTGCAGAACTGCGGGGAACAGCTTTTGAGCGGGCTTGATATGGACGTGTGCGCGGCGATGCGGGCGGAGAGGATGGATGAGTGGAAACGGCAGATCGAAAGCGAGATGGACGGCGGCGCGTCCGGGCCATAAAACGCAAAATCGAGAGAGTGCTGTAAGCATAGCAATACCCCCGGGCCGGTGTGCGGCTCGGGGGTGTTGCTGTCTATCAGCAGGCCCAGGTCTCGATGGTGTGGGCGCGAATGTTTCGGGGCCCCCACAATTACTCTTCCTTGTCGTCCTTTTCACCGAATACCCCTTGACGCCATTCATTGAATTCTTGATCCAAGTGTGCTAGATAGTCCTCACGTGTAGCAAAGTCCCCGATAATGCAAGGGATATTGTTGATTCTGTACACCTCAAAAGCGTGAATGGCGGCGAAGCGAAGCGCGATTTTGCCACCACGTAAACTCTCATCACTGGGTTCGTCCCCCACAGGGGCAAGAGCCTTTGCAAGCCGGTCCATCTGAGCATCATGCCACGATTCCCATTCCTCATTCGACGAAAAGCGTAGCGGCTCTTGAGATTCTCCAAAGGCCTTCCCAGCAGCAGAGATTGCTGTGAATTCTTCCATTTCCATACTATCAAACATCATTTTGTCCTCCTGGGCTTGCCCCTCTTGATGATCTAAGTATACCACGCAATGCGTGGTAAGTCAATGGGCTCTGCAAAAAAATCTGAAAAAATTCCCCGGACCAACCGGCCCGGGAGTGTTGTTATATCAGTGTTTCCGCCTCATTTCAGTGCGTCGATAATTTTGGACGCATTGCTTTCTGCAAAAACGGTTTCGATCTTGCCAACCAGGGCCTTGTCGATATGGCCCATATCGTGGGCGATCTTCATGGGGCGGTAGTCCGAAAACCACGCCTCGACGGTCTGGCCGCTCTGCTGGGCCAGCTCGGCCATTTTGGCGCGGCCAGCCTCGCTGGCCTTATCCAACTGGATCGCATCGGCCAGCCGGAAAAACCGGCTGAGATCGATCTTCAGGCGGAACAGATCGGCCATAAAACTGGTGCGGAGCTTATCAGCAAAGGCGATCTGCTTATCGGATACGCCGGTGATCTCGGGGAGGTGATAGCCCTCCATGTAGTTCTCCAGGGTGGCCTGCTCCTTTGCCCTCTTAGCGGCATAGTAGCAATCGGGGCAGATGGTGATGTTGTCTTTGGCCCACTCCGTGTAGCTGGATGCATCGGCGGAATTGTTGCAGGTGTGGATGTGCTCAAATTCCTTGCCGCATTTAGTGCAGGTAAGCATGATCTTAACTCTTGCCATTTTAGTATCCTCCTGGGCTGTGCCCCTCTTGATGGTCTAAGTATACCACGCATTGCGTGGTAAGTCAAGGGGGGTTGTAAAAAAATCTGA